AACATCTCGGCATTGAGAAGTGGGTTGTTTTCGGCGGATCATGGGGAACAACCCTCGGTCTGGCCTACGCAGAGACCCATCCTTCTTCTGTATCCGGTCTTATTCTCCGTGGTGTCTGTCTCATGCAGAAATGGGAGCGGAACTGGCTATATCAGGGCGGAATTCAGACGGTGTGGCCCGATGTGTGGTCCAAATTCCGGCGAACTGCCCGATCAACCACCGATCAGTCCTTGATTTACAGGAGACTTTTGCGTTCCAGGAATCGGGTCACGAGACGCAAGGCGGCCGCCGATTGGTGGGGTATGGAGGCGGCCATTTCCTTTTTGGAACCACGGGCGGATACTACATCGGCAAAGGCGGTAGAAGAACTGGCAGTTCTGGAGAACCATTATTTCAGTCACAATGCCTGGATCGGTGAGGGTCAGTTACTCCGAGATGCCAGACGTCTACGTAATATACCGACTATAATCGTACAGGGGCGTTATGATATGGTGTGTCCATTTCGTGCTGCGTGGGAACTCAAACAGCGACTGCCTCGAGCAAAGCTCGTTATTGTTCCCGATGCGGGGCACGCCGGTTCGGAAGTTGGAACGGCAAAAGCTCTGAGAGCGGCTACGGACCAGTTCGTTAAATAATGATTATCTTAGTTAGAATGAGTAATGCGGCAAAGATTGATGTCTGGTGTAAGGGCGCAGCATCTTTAGAAATGCGTCTATTGGATGCGGCCCGAGATTTCAAACATCTTGCAGAGACAAACGAGTCCATGCGTGACATGGCCGCAAACAGGGATGCAGCAAAACAGCATATCGACCAGTCATTTAGTAGCGTCGTAGCGGCAAAGGCTGCGTTATGTAGTTTGCAAGCGGGCGGTCGTCGCCAAAGAAAAACTAGACGTAGAAGGAGCCAGTAATAAAAATAATCATATAATATAAAATGGACATGTTTACACAGTTGTTCTGGCTCAGTTCAATACTGTTTGTAGGGTTATCCGGTTATTTACTATGCTGCACAAAGAGGACTCCTGTATTTTATGCCCAGATTGCCTCTGGTTGCGGTATGTTTGTAACGAGTAAGATTGGACGTAAGTTTTTAAAACTCTCAACTAATTAGGATGGACCCGCATGTTGTATTAGCACTCGTACATTTGGTAGCAATAGTTCCATTTTTATTGTATGTCGGCTTGGTAAGAGAGCAGATTCCCGAGTCAGTATTCAACGTAGTATTGGCATTGGGAGTAATCTTGCTGTTTTATCAATCATTCAAGGCGTATACAAAAATAATGGAGGGTAAATCGCCATGGATAAACTATATTCATATCTTTCTATTAGCGCCTATTCTTATAACCATTGGTTATTATGGAAAAAATACTAGCCGTAAATATTTCGAAATGTTATTGATGTTTGCGTTTGCTGCGGGTGGTTATCACTCGTTAACAACCCTACAATGGATTGGTGCAAAAATCCTTGGTCCATAATAGATAAATGACAGTCCTGCGAACTCTGACTCAGTCTGATCGCACGACTCGCCAAAAGGGTCGCACCCTGTTTGTAAACTACATTCGTTCAAGAAGGACGGCTCCACAAGATTACCCAGATGTTGTGGGCGGCGCCATATTTACACCTGATATGCCAGTGCAGCCTGTAATCACTAATGTGACCTCCAGTGCGTCCGGTGTAGAAATTACGTTCAATCCCTCGGTAGGCGCAACTCGTTATATTGTTACATTCTGGGCACCTACCAGACAGACGGTGACTGGCACGGCGTCACCCGTTTTGTTGGCCGGCCTGACACTTGCGACCCTCTACGGCTTCGAACTCGTAGCCGTGAATGATCAAGGCCTACAGAGCCCCGCCGTAGTTCGCCAAGTAACGCAGTGGTCCGGTTGGGAGACACGGACCTAAACGGATCTCCGCCTAAGCAGATCAATGGCCTGTTATATCTGTGACAATATAATGGAAGATACCGACCGGCTAATCGAGTCTCCGTGTTGTGGAATCGTAATCCACAGCACATGTGGAATACAAAAGGTTGCATCGGCCGCCTACAGTGCATGTGACGTATACTGTAATAGTTGTGGCGCTGAATTATGGAGTCCTCCCGCATACACTGACACTAGTTCTGTAGAGCCCGTGTTGAGTCCCGAGTTTATAGCGGATGCGACTCCCGTAAAAGCCAGTATAAAGATATGGCGAAAATCAAAAAAGGAACTGTCGAAGTTAACGACGTTGGCGGTCCGTCAGTTTAGGATAGATGTTGCCTCTCATATATTCGCAATTAAAAATATCAGGGCCCAGGCAATAGCCAACCTTTGTATGACGAATGCATTCAAGGAATCATCGAGGATGACAAGATCAATTCGAGCCTCTATTAAACGTCTAAGTTTAAAGCATAATCTGTATACCCGCGTTGTTCGGAAATTTTTGGCATTACAACCACAGAATCTATACAGATCGCTGATATATCAGACGGAATTGAACATTATCAATCGGAAATTACGGTGTCGGATTTGAGATTATTCCTGCAACATACGCCGGATTTACCATGACAATAGGGCCGTTGGGGACACGTAAAGCCCGGCGCAGTCCTGGAACCGAACATTCCGATAATTCTTGTTGACCGGTGTGCTCCAAATGTATCACGTGGACAGTTTTCCAAAGGCGAACTATCCATGTGGCAGCCCAGCGTTCAACGACACCTGCATTTGTTGTGTAGCAGGTCTCCAGTAAGGCAATAAGCGCATCTAAATCTTCCTTTCCTCCGAATGACCGAATAAGATTCATTAGAACGGCACCGGCTCGTTGATCGGTGAATATATCCGTCTTTATCCAGGCTCGGAACATTCGTTCTATACACTCTCGCTGTTCCCGAGATGGACGCATCACCACGTAATATAGAGCTATCGACACTTCGGCAGAATGCCCCGATATCCTCTTAAACGCAGGATCAGGAAGACACAGCCAGTCTTGAATAAGTCCTAGACAAGAGGGACAGGTCATACCTGATACAAAGGTAATCGTAAGGGGCCATGTCAGGTTTATTCTATACCCCCGTACAGGGCTGGTTTAAACTCATAAGAAGCCATAGGGGCAATGGCATCAACTCCGGCAACAATGTTAAAAATCGTATCGTCCGGTCTGGAAGACCAGGAACGACTCAATACACCGACAGGTCAGCCATCTACACAGTTTTACAAGTCTGTAATACATCAGCGTACCCGATGGGCGACGCAGTGGCGCCGAGTCGAATTCGATAATGTGGCGGATTTTGGGCGAAAAGCCACGGTAACTCTGCCCATACTTGGTGAGCTCATAACAAGAGCCACTCTCGTTGTTGTCTTGCCAGATATTGTCAAGCCCCAAGAGGATGCGCTGGCTGCAGCTCAAGGTCTATATGATAGATCTACCACTCCTTCACAAATATCATCTCTGCAGGGCTCTGTCTATCCTGCCTGGTCGTGGACAAATTCCATCGGTCATGCTCTCTGCAGTGATATTACGTTCCGAATAGGTAATCAGGACATAGATAGTCTCGATTCACGGCTCCTGGAAGTCATTGATGAACAACATGCATCCTTTGATCATTTCGATACAACGAATTTTATGATTGGCCGTGATCCGAGCACCTTTAATCCTCTGAATTATAACTCGAGAGAAAAGATACAGAGTCAGATAAAAACGGTCGTACAAACTCCGCAGACTGTTCAGTTGGTTCCGCCATTTTGGTGGAATAGAGGGCCCGGGCCACAGCCTCTTCCTATACAGGCACTCTCGAAAGACCCTGTACAAATTGTCTGTAATTTCCGTCCTGTTCAAGAGTGTGTGTATACGGATTTCAGGTCAGTCGATGGCCCCATACCGAATATAGCCGGATCGACCTTTTATTATCCTACGGCCTTTCCTATAACTGGTTCTATTACATCTCGGCTACTTACAACAACTTCCATAATACCGTTTAACTGTGTTGGTATGACACTAGCAGGGACAGGGGTTATACCAGGCACGACAATATCCCAACAACTAACGGATTTCACATTCCGTATAAGCAATATTCACAATCCATCTGTCTCACAAAGAACTATGTATATAGGTCCGTCGGCGTCTCCGCAAACCATGTCTCTAACCCAATATGGACGTGATCCAGAATCGGGAAAAGCGTTACCGGACATTGGTGTGAATGCCGTGCCTAATCTAACAATGCCCACCGATTTCCATTTTATAGATGCCTACTGGATTGTAGAATATGTGAGTCTGGAGGATCGGGAGGCCGCCGCCTTTCGTCTCGCCGATCTTCAGATTCCGATTGAAACACATATGGCTCTCCCCGTAGCACCAACGAACGGGGCGGCGCGGACACGTGTTGTGGTCGAACAAGGAGGTCTAGTGAGAGATATTACGTGGGTCGCTCAACGGATAGAGGCTCCTTCATACAATGCATACTTCCTCTTTAGTCAGGATTTGGCGGAACAAGGTGCCGCTCCATCTGAAATTCCGTGGTGGCCAAATGCGCAATTTCCGAGCTGGGATTACGGAGACGGTTATATTCGCACCGGATTTGCGAATGCGCGCTCTGATCCGCTTGTGACGGCCACATTTCAACTATACGGCAAAGAGCGCTTCGATTTCACGGGGCCGTCGTTTTTTCGTTCGCTGATGCCGATTATGAATTGTAAGAGGGCGCCTCTTGTGAATCGTTATATATATAGATACGACTTTGGTATGTGGTCGACCGGCGGATTAGCGGATGCCTATGGACGCCCGATGGACGAGGTTCGTGGTTGCGCAAACTGGGATAAGGTACCACATAAAGAACTCGAATTTTTCATGTCGGACAACTACTTTACAGATACATGGGATACTATAGTAAGTCCTGATTATCCTGTGATATATCCGGATCCGCAAGGAAATATTACAACAACCGGTTTTGATTCCATATATGGCTACGGTCCTCTGAACAAATTCGATCAGGCGTATCGGATCACCATGTATGGAGCAGGCGGAAGAACAAGCGGTTACGGAGCCCAAATATCATTCACAATTGATAATCGTCAGATACAGGGCATTGCGGGATTCCAGGATATGTATATTCGTTATGTGGCCGCCGGTTCTATATCACTGGTTGTAAAAACAAAGACGGAGTATATCATTATAGCCGTGGCAGGAGCCGGTGGACAAGGATCAGGCGGCACCGGTGGATCTGCGGGAACTGTGCTGACCTGTGGTCTCCAAGGTGGTCTGGGTACTCCAATTGCAAGTCATAATCAGAATAGGACGAGTGCGACGGAGGTAGGTGGCGGAGGCGGTGGAGGTCGTTCTTATGCAGGATCAACCGGAGAGCCCGAGGGGCCCGGATCTCCTGACGGAGCTGCTATGACCACGGATGAGACGTTTCTGACGTCACTCACAAATACTGGAGGGAGCACCCTTGCATTTGAGGGCGGTGATGGATACTACGGAGGCGGCAGTGGTACAAGTGGAGGAGGCGGCGGCGGAAGCTATGTATCCACGTATTGTACAGATGTAACGTTTGGCGTCTGGGGCTCCGAACGTAATACTGATCCTGTGTCAGGACGTATCTTTTTTGAGACGTCGACCATGACCATACAGCCTCTACGACTAGTAGAACACAATCGCCCGGCCTATAATATCTATGTATGGTTAACTCAGTACAATATGCTCCGAATCGCTGGAGGGAGGGCGGCTCTGATGTTCCAGTAAGCAATGCTAGGGGCTTACAAAACTTGACCGGGCTTAAACGCACCCAGCTGACTATCGATCAGATGACTGATTCCAACTTTATTGCAGAAACGAGCAGCGCCGAGTTCCCTCCTTGCATGACGTTCGACGAGATGGGTCTCCCAGAGAACCTACTTCGTGGCATCTATGCCCACGGCTTCGAGAAGCCTTCCGCCATCCAGTCGGCGGCTACTATCCCGGTGTTCAAGGGTCGTGACATTCTTGCACAGGCCCAGTCGGGGACGGGCAAGACGGGCGCCTTCGGCATTGGTGTTCTGAGCCGTGTGGACCCCGCCCTCAAACAGACGCAGGCCCTCATCATGGCCCACACGCACGAGCTGGCGGGGCAGATTGCGGATCAGATTCGCTCTCTGTCTTCGTACATGAAGATCGTGGTGACTCTTGCGGTGGGTGGTGTACCCCGTCACCAGAATGCACGAGAGATCCGTGCCGGCGCCCACGTCGTCGTCGGCACTCCCGGGCGCATCTATGATCTGGCAACGAGCCGTGATCTGTCCTTTGCCTATCTCCGCAACTTTGTCCTGGATGAGGCCGACGAGATGCTTCGTGATCGGTTCGCCGAGCAGGTCGGCGAGATTGTGAAGCTCGGTCTTCCGAAGGACTGCAATGTGGCTCTCTTCTCGGCCACGCTGCCATCCGAGGTGCAGGAGCTGGCCGGCATGATCCTGAAGGAGCCGGTGCGTATCACTCTGAAGACGGCGGACGTGAAGCTCGACGGCATCACACAGTATCTGGTGCCGGTCGAGGACGATTCGTGGAAGCTCGACTGTCTGTGCGACATCTTCGAGGGCATGAACATTGCGCAGTCGATTGTGTTTGCCAACACGAAGGAGCGGGCCGAGCGTCTGCACGCCGCAATGACGGAGCGGGGGTTTCCGACGAGCATCATCTACGGCGAGCCCATGACCCAGACGATTCGCCAGCAGCGTATGCGCGAATTCCGTGAGGGAAAGACCCGTGTTCTGATTGCGACGAATCTGCTGGCCCGTGGCATTGACGTTCAGGGCGTGGACGTGGTCTTCAACTTCGACATGCCGAGCTTCGAGGACAAGGAGAACTACATCCACCGGATTGGGCGCTGCGGCCGGTTTGGCCGCAAGGGTGTGGCCATCTCCTTTGCGAACCCGGCAGAGCAGACGGCGATGACAATGATTTCCGAGCACTACAGCTTCACTCCGAAGGTGCTTCCGCAGGATCTCAAGGGTGTGTGAGACCAAGCCACTATAGAAATCCAAAAACCACCAAAATAAAATAAAGAGGCCTCGCAGCCTTTTTGATTTTCTATTGGATCTTTTCGTCCCATTCGTGAATGCAGGCCATGGTAGGAAGAGTATTCGTTCTGTTAAGAATAGATGATAGACGAGGAACCACAATATGAATCGTTCTCCATTTTGGCTGCGGAACCATACCTGGCCTGCACCATTTGTTACCGTCCCATGCCATGACGAGTGAGCCGTCTGTGTTTACAAAGACATAGTTTTCCTTGGATTTCAGATACGGCATTTCATGGAATGGCAGAAATAACACGGAAGGGCCGGAATACTGTTCACAGGTAACTGTGACATATAGATTCAGGGCCGCCGCCATTTTAGCAGGAATTGGATACGGAAATGGACACAGCTCACCAAAGCGCTGCGTCCATTTCATAGGTTCGAAGGAGGGATTATCTCGAGAAGCCAGAACCACGGTTACCTCCAGTTCAGAAGAACGGGGAATGCTGACACGAACTCCCGTCCACCAAGCTGGCTCGTGGAGATCATGTATGGATTCCGTGATCTCGGGGCCGGTATGACGGGTGGTCTTGTTACCTTCACTAGAAGGCCATTGTTCTCCGATTGCGGAGAACATGCTTGCAGAGATCATTTATATTATCCATTGCCCCTGTTACGACCATCAAGTTTTACAGGATAGGATCGCTTTATCATACGGGTTCTGCACCACCGTACTGTGAACCTCCATATAGTCACGAACAAAGAGGAATTCCGCTCCCTTGCGAACCTGGAATCCCCGATTACTATCTGTGATTACCTGTATCAGAACATGTGAGCCGGCTACGGGCGCAAATACACTGACCGCTCTCTGCCAGGATCCATCGACTCTCACAAGTTGCGCCGCCGACATTATGATACCCGATGGACTCCGTACACAATGATCACACGTTTCGTGGACAATGCCGACTATAGTCGAACTACAGGGAAGCCGATCACCGATTTTGACGTCGCCGAATCGTTTTTCATGAGAATCGAGTGCCAGATATGCTGTCGGATCTATTCCGAGACTGAAATTCGCCACGTAGGTGAAGCCCTGTTTACGGGGATTGAGGACGGCCTCGGCCGCCGCCTGCGCCTCACGAACCACAGCCGGCTCGCAGCTCTCCTCATAGTCCGTGAATGTCAGATAGCCCTCGTGCATTTGTCTGACGTTTGTGCCGTAAAATCGTCTGTAGACCACGGCGATCTTATTTGTCGTGGTACTCAGACAATATAGCCGATCGACCTTCTCCGCAAGGATCGCATCAGGATGATTCGACGCTTCTACGAATCGGCCCTCGTGCTGCAAACAGTGATTGCCGCTCACATGTACACCGTGAATACGCACCATATCGGTTCTGGATCCGTCGAATTCAAACGTGGATGTTACGACACCTCCATCTCGCAACACATCTCCGAGGCGGACTTGCTGGATGGATATACGCATTCCATTCTCGAGTTCCACTATCGTATCTCTGGCGAAACAGCAGACGTCGACGCCGGCGATTGTACCAATGAAGGTTACAATAGGATTGCACATGAGATTGGAACCAAATGTGATTGCCGAGACACCGGCCAATGCAAACGACGTGAACATGCCGTATATACGGTCGAATATGTCCCGTATTTTTACCAATGAAATACGAATACGGGTTCCAATAAGACGGAACGAGTTGGCAAATTGCATCAGGAATTTTTCAAATCCTGACAAGAGTTTTTTAACACCGCCCGAAATAGACTTGGCTTGATCGTATACTCCATCCACGGTATTCATAACTTTATTGATACCCGTATAAATGGGAGTGATTACACCTGGCGAATGTTCTTTTACAGCCTCGCCTATACAGAAACTCATTGTCTCGTTCAAATCATAGCCGTAGAATTTAGCAAACGGCATTACGTTGGGCATACACTTGTATTTCGGCCAGTTGTTGGTAATTTCTGCCCAATTGGCGACGGCCGTAAGTATCCAACCTATCACAACTAACACAAGTGTAATACTCATAAATACAAAAAGCGACGGCGGCTCTTGAAATCTAGCTAGGACAGCGGGATCCGAGCCGGCCACAACCATAGCCGTGTCGGTCATGAGTTTTTTGTACAGGGGTTGCGGAATCTGAGAGTGGGCAAGTGATACGGGGCTCTGTTTCTGATATGTAATAGACTTGGAGCTTTCCGACGTCCGACGAGGATCCATCTATTATACCCATACTTTATGGAAACATTGTACGAACCCAGTCAGGCGCAAGCCGGTACATTGATCGTTGTGAAATTCTCCACGTAAAGCTCCGTATTCGTCAGGGGATGGCATCCGAGGATACGGCCAAGCTAATCGGTGTTACAATACTTTTATCCGTTGGACTATCTTTCTTGATCGCCATAGTATACAAGGAATCAGTCTTGAGTAACTGGGAAGCGAATCGTTGTCGCCCCGGTGTGGTAGCCTTCTCTGCTGTCTTCAAGCCATCGAGTGATCCACGGTCTGCCTCAGAGTTCGCCACGGATAACTGGTCCTACTGTCAAAAACAATACGTGCAATCTGCTATCCGGGTAGCAACGACAGAAGTCAAGGATCTTGTAAATTCCCAGTCAGATATTGTCAACATAGTGGGCAGCACCGTCGACGGCATAGCAAAGACATTTACAAATCTATGGAATATGTGTTACAAGGCATTTGCGATGATTATGGAGAGATTTTCGACGGCTGCCAAAATGTTTCGGAATATGATGAATCAAATGTATGCGATGGTGGATCGTGTACAGGGAATCGTATTTTCTGTATCTATGGCTCTCGTCTCTCTTATCATGACATTTATAAATACTGTCCAGGTTACGCTGCTCGTATCAGTCATCATTATTGGGATTATTTTGTTACTACAAATCCTTCTGTTTTATATCTTCGCTCCTATTTCCGGCCTTATTTTGACAGTGTCGACGATTATTATGACATCGGTTGTGATTGCAACAACGACCATTGCCGCAGCAATGGTTGCAAATGCCTGTTTTACGGGCGATACACCGGTATTCTTACAGTCCGGTGACACAAAGCGTATAGACCAGATAAAAATAGGCGATATCCTCGGTGACAAAGGACGGGTTACAGCCGTACACCGTTTCAAGGGTGGACAAGAGATGTATGATCTCCATGGTATCCGGGTTACAGGCGATCATCTCGTATACGTAGACTATACACTGATTCCGGTCAGTGAACACTCCGAGGCGAAAAAGATTAAAACGACAGATTCCAATGTATACTGTCTCACGACCACGAATCGCCGAATCCCAGTGCGCAGTAAAAGGGGAGTCATTATATTTGCGGATTGGGAAGAAATAGATGGCGATGATACGGATTCTCTAGAACGCTGGTATCGTAGTGTATGGATGCATCTGAATAATTCGGATCCTCCTCGTCCTCCTGTAAAGGTTCTCCGGTCCGAGGCGGGATTTTCTCCGGATTGTGTCGTTCAACGCAGAACTCTATTCGGCACGGAATGGGTTCGGGCGTGCTCGGTCAAACTCGGTGATACGTTGGAAAACGATGGAAAGATCCTCGGTATTGTTGAAATCGACGGAGCCGAGGTATCCTGGTTTGTTGATCTACCGACGCCACATGGTAATCAAATCGTAACCTGTGCGACCTGGGTAAATCAATACGACGAGTGGAAGCAGCCATATAGTTTTATGGGGCCTGTAATACGCCCGGCGAAGATCCTGCATTTTTACACGGAGAGGGGAACTGTAACCCTTGGTGGAACCTGGGTTCTACGGGATGCATCGGATGTGGGTATGTCGAATTTGAAAACACTTGTTGATGATATTGTATTGGGACCGGATAATTATAGTTGCCCTATTTAGAAATGTCTGCCCGTGGAATGTACCTGGTAGGAATGTTAGTTGTCCTTTTTCTAGCAAACATCTGCATGCTTCTGGGCATGACGAATTGGCCCCAGAGAACCCGTGAGGGATTCGCCGAGCATTTACTGAATGAAGAAGAGGAGCAACAAGGCACCGAGCCGTTCATGAACTATCTCGTAAAGGGCGGGTTTGCAACGGAGCCTGTGGGCACATACGACGGGGTGAATGTTGGCAAGGGAGCCTATCAGGGCTGGCGGGGGACATCTCCCGATGAGCCTCTGGCCGGCCCGAATGTGGATGAGGTAGGCCCCGACAATCTCTTTATTTTCAAGAACAACCAGTGCAAGCCGTCGTGCTGCGGTGCTACTCTGAGCTGCGACGGTGGATGCGTGTGCTCCACTCCGGCCCAGAGAAATCTCATCAATAGCCGCGGGGGCAATCGTACTTTGAGAGATGAGTTCTAAGTGTCCTAAACATACAATTAAGATTTTGAGATCGTTTATGAAACAATCTCAAAGACTTGAAGAGTTGACCGTTCATACGATTTTGATTGGCCAAGACAAATGAAGGTAACTGGTCTTCTCTTGATACTGCTTTCATCCTTTTCGCCGACGATGTCAAATTATACCCGGACCATGTGTGAAGGGCCACGCTTGCTTCTAGTTGTTCCCACCCAGTCCACCACAACATCAAAGACATCCACGAAAACAACGACCATGACTCGGTCGCCAAGGGCAACTGGAGTCAATACGTTCTCCACGACATCAACAAAGACAACTACGAGCTCCATGACTTCTACCAAGACGACTACTGTATCTAAGACCGGTAGTAGCACGGGGAGGCTGACCCCGACGACAATGGTATCCAAGACTACCACGGGAACTTCCCGATCATCGGTTTCTCCGGTGCCGACGAGGACCGGTACTGCATCCGTGTCGACATCGAAAACAAGCAGTTCGAGTCCCTCTGGATCTCGATCCAGTTCATCATCTAGGACATCGACTGTGTCGCCGTCGAGTACGATGAGTATCCGGCCTTCGAAAACGAGCAGTGCGTCAGCTACGTTTTCCAAGACTACGGCGAATACTCGGTCAGAAAAGTTCACGAGGTCCGTCTCTGGTTCGATTACGGCGTCAAAGACGAGTACTGGGTCGCCGAGTTCTTCTCGAACGGTTACAAGTTCGAAGACGTACACGGCAAGTCCGACGGTAACGGTGTCGTTGCGATCAACTAGGACGACTACGTCATCATCTCGGCAAACGAGAACGCCGACGGCGTCGGTAACAAATACACGGTCCATGTCGTCTTCTAGGACATCAACCGCATCTGTGACGGGATCCGGGTCTCTGAGAGTTACTCGGACGGCGCCTATATCGGCTACTGTATCGAGGTCTGTGACACAAACAAAAACACGAAGTGTCTCACCTTCCTCGTCTGCTATTGGAAAAGTATCTATGACCGGAGCCCGGAGTAGAACAATTACGGGTACGGCTATGATATCTAGAAGCCCGAGCATTTCGGGTTCTGGTTCGGTATCAAAGGGATCCAGTGTATCGGTTACGGTGAGTCCGACTGCCTCTTCGGTTAATACTGTATCAGGTAGAGTC